CGGTCTACTACGCTGTTGGCACCGACCCGATCGTCGGCAACAACGGCAACTGGCAGCCGCAGGGCGCCCCCGCAGACATCGCGGACGGCGCTTCGATGGGCTTCGATGCCGCTGACCTGCTCGGCGGGATTGTGACTGCCACGCCTACGACGGGTCGCAACATCCAGCTCCCGACCGGCGCCCAGATCGACGCCGCGACGGAGATTGGCGTGAACGAGAGCTTCGACTGGTCGCTGATCACGCTCGCGGCCTTCGCGCTGACGATCACGGTCGACACCGGCCACACGATCGTCGGCGCGGCGGCGACCGCTGGCACTGCTGGCGCGGTGGCTCGCTTCCGCACCCGCAAGACGGCGGCGGACACTTTCGTGACTTACCGCATCGGGTAAAAAACACGGGGGAGCGGGCGACTGCTCCCCCATCTTACCGAGGAGAGTAAAATGCCGCTGAAGAAAGGTTACTCTCGCAAGTCGATCGGCGAGAACATCAAGATGGAAGAGAAAGCCGGTCGTCCGAAGAAGCAGGCGATTGCCATCGCTCTGAACACGGCCCGCACGGCTGCGATGAAGGCGGGCAAGCCTTCTAAGGCACCGAAGAGGAAGTGAGATGGCCTATACGAAGCGAGACATCGTGAACCGCGCTTTCGAGGAGATCGGTCTCGCGGCGTATGTGTATGACCTCGCGCCCCAGCAGTATGAGGGCGCGTTGCAGCGTCTCGACGCGATGATGGCGACGTGGAACGGCAAGGGCATCCGTCTCGGGTATCCCTTGCCGTCTTCCAACGCGGCGAGCGATCTTGATCAGGTGATCGGCGTGCCTGACGATGCGCTTGAGGCGATGCACCTGATGCTGGCGGTGCGTATTGCGCCGGGCTACGGCAAGACAGTTTCGCCCGACACGAAGGCTGCGGCGCAGATGGCCTACAAGGCCTTGCTGTCGCGCTCGACGTTCCCGATCGAGATGCAGCTTGGCGACCGCACGATCCCGAGCGGCCAGGGGAACAAGGGCTGGCGCTACTACAACGATCCTTTCCTGGAACCCCCCGTAGATCCGCTGACGGTCGGCCCGGACAGCGTCCTAGACCTGGAGTAAACCGATGTCGACGATCAACCAACTCTCTGCGCTCGATCAGCTCACCGCAGGCGACCAGCTTGCGGTCTGGGCGACTGGCAACGGCGACACGCGCAAAGGCTCAATCGGGCTGCTGACCACTTACATGCAGGGCGCTCTCACGCTTCCCGGTGCTTTGACGACGCAATATGCCGCGCCCAGCGCCACGGGCTTCACCGTGACGGTGTCACAAGGCAACACCTGGCTTCTGCTGACGCCCACTGGCACCTTCGCTGCGGGCGCGATCGTTCTGCCGTCTTCGGCGACCGACAAGGCAGAGGTTAGCGTGAACTGCACGCAGATCGTCACGACGCTGACCGTCTCTGCTGGCGGCACCACTGTCACCGGCGCGCCGACCACCTTGGCGGCTGCCAATGGTTTCTTCACCATGCGCTATGATGCTGCAACGTCGGCATGGTATCGAGTGGGCTGATGCAGATCCCGCTACTCAACGGCATCTACACGGACGGCTCGCCCGACTTCAGGACGAGCTATCCCGTCAACCTTGTGCCGGTGCCAAAATCTACTGGCATCTCGGAAGGCTATCTGCGGCCTGCTGACGGGATCGTGAAGACCGGCGACGGCCCAGGGGCCAACAGAGGCGGCATCAACTGGGACGGCGTTCTCTATCGCGTGATGGGCACGAAGCTCGTCACGGTAGCGCAGAACGGCACGGTGACGGTGATCGGAGATGTGGGGTCAGGTGGCCGCGTGACGTTCACCTATAGCTTCGACTATCTGGCCGTGACTTCTGGCGGACGCCTGTATCTTTATGACGGCACAACGCTGGCGCAGGTCACCGATCCAGATCTCGGCACGGCTTTGACTGTGGTCTGGGTCGATGGTTACTTTATGACAACCGACGGCGAGTTCCTCGTCATCACAGAACTCATCAATCCGTTCCAAGTCGATCCGCTCAAGTATGGATCATCCGAGGCCGACCCTGATCCGATCAAGGCGCTCCTCAAGTTGAGGAACGAGATCTATGCGCTGAACCGCCACACCATAGAGGTGTTCGACAACACCGGGCAGCCGGGCTTCCCGTTCCAGAGGATCGCAGGAGCGCAGATCCAGAAGGGCACGCTCGGCACGCACACCTGCTGCGTCTACAACGAGGCGATTGCCTTTCTCGGCAGCGGTGTGAACGAGAGCGTCTCGGTCTTCATCGGTGTCAACGGCACGGCACAGAAGATCGCCACGCGCGAGATCGAGGAAATTCTCGCCGGATATACCGAGGCGCAGCTTTCGACTGTGTTCATGCAGGAGCGCACGCAGGCGGCCAACATCTTCCTCGACATCCACCTGCCGGATCAAACGCTGGTGTTCGACGCAGCGGCATCTCAGGTGCTCGGGCAGCCTGTCTGGTCGATCTTGCGCTCTTCGCTGGTTGGCCTCGGGCGGTGGGAGGTCTGCGATGCGGTTTGGTGTTATGATCGCTGGAACGTCTGCAAGCCTGGCGCGACGGATGTCGGCTATCTCGACAAGGACATCGCCACCCATTGGGGGCAGACTGTCGGCTGGGAGTTCGGCACGCTGATCGTCTACAACCAAGGCCAGGGGGCTATCTTCCACCAGATGGAACTTGTGAGCCTGACGGGTCGCGTGCAGCCTGGGGCAGATCCGACTGTCTGGACGAGCTACTCGGTCGATGGACTGACCTACAGCGTCGAGAAGCCTGCGCGCGTTGGGACGTTGGGGCAGTATGACAAGCGCGTGGTCTGGCTTCAGCAGGGCTACATGCGGAACTGGCGGCTACAGAAGTTCCGCGGCACGAGCGCGGCGCAGTTGGCGATGGCACGGCTGGAGGCGCGGATCGAACCGCTGGCGTTCTGATGGCAGATCCGATCCCGCTAAACCGAAACCAGATCGCCGCCTTCGTAGGAAACGATCCTAATGCTGTTCGGGCGATTGAGCGGCTGTTTCTTATCGCCGGGCAAGAAACGCCTGCCGAAGTGCAAGATCTGTTGGCCTTGATCGGGGCAACGGGCAACACCGCCGAGGTTGCCTTGTCCGAGGCCACGGCAGCAGAGCGCCTTGCTGCGTTGACTGCGACCGCGCCGATCAGGGGTGCGAACAACTCAGTAGCCACGGACTACATCGACCTGAACCCCAATGCGCCGCATTTCCACCAGAAGGCGCGTCTGTCGTGGCATCAGACCGAGCAGACCGCCGAGATCGGGATGGAGTATGGCGTCGTTCAGCAGATCGGCCTGAACTACTATGCTCGGGTCGAGAACCTGACCGGCTCGACGATCCCGAAAGGCGCGGTCGTCGGCTTCGCTGGGGTGGGGGCGAACAACACGCTATCGGTCGCCCCGTTCCTTGCTGATGGCTCGCAGCCGTCGCTCTACATTCTCGGCGTCATGGCGCACGACCTGCCCAACGCGGGCCAGGTCGGCTACTGCACCGTCTGGGGGCATGTGACGGGGATCAACACATCGGCCTTCTCGGTCGGGGACATCCTCTATGCCAGCCCCTCGAGCGCAGGGGCGTTTACTGCGACGAAGCCCACCGCGCCGGATAACGTGATCCCAGTTGCTGCCGCTCTTGCGATAGACGCGACGGATGGCGAGATCTTCGTTCGTCCAACGATCGAGCAGCAGAAATACTACGGTGAGTTCACGAAGACCGGCGCATCGACCTCTCCGGCTGCGATCAACACGTCCTATGCGATTACCTGGGACAACACCGAGATCGCCAACGGCATCAGCATTGTCTCTAGTTCACAGCTTACTGTCGTCGATTCTGGCCTCTATCAGTTTGATGTGACCTTGCAGCTCCAGAGCCAAAGCGGAAACGACAAGAACGTGATCTTTTGGTTCAAGAAAAACGGAACCAATATCGCCAACACCTCGCGTGTCATCACCGTTTCTGTCAACAACGCCTACACCCCGATCTCGTTGGCTGACTTCTTTACCCTCGCCGCAGGTGATTACATCGAACTGTGGTGGCAGTCCGACGACACGGATGTTGCTCTGGTGACTGTGGCTGCCGGGGGTGTGGCGCCGGATGACTATCCCGCTGCGCCTGCCGCGATCATCGCGGTGACGCAGGTTCAGCAATAGGAGACGAGAATGGCAATCACCGTCAAGGTTCTGATCCAGCCAAAGCAAGCAGAGGCCGTTCAGACGACGCAATACACTGCGGCGAATGTGCGAGCGGTGATCGACAAGTTCACCGTCACGAACACCACGGCCGCGAACCAGACGCTTTCGGTCAACCTTGTTCCAGCAGGCAATGCTGCCTCGGCTGCCAATCTTGTGCTTGACGCTCGGACCGTCGCGCCGGATGAGACCTACACTTGCCCTGAGTTGGTCGGCCAAGTTCTCGGGTCTGGTGACTTCATCTCGACGCTTGCCTCTGCTGGCGCGTCGTTGACAATCCGCTGCTCTGGAAGGGAGATCGTTTGATGGATTATGAGATGGAATACGGCCTGCCGATGATGAAAATCGCCACACCGGCCGAGAACAAGAAGAACAAGCAGATCGCCATCGATAGCTGGCAGTTCGGCCCGGAGCAGCCGTCTCTCGATCCGAAGGCGAACAAGCCCTTCTGGTCTGGGCTGGCGAAAGCCTGGGGTATGGACGAGAAAGAAGCCCGACGCCGGATGTGCCTCAATTGCGAGTATTTCTGCGTCTCGCCGATGATGCAGGCCATGATGGAAGCAATCCCGGTGACAGATTTTGACACGCAGGGCGGGGGTCGAGGTTACTGCAAGAAGTTCGACTTCGTTTGCTCGGCGCTTCGGGCCTGTCAGGCATGGGATGAATAGGTTGCCACGATGAATGATTTCTGCGACAATGCGGGCGCTGAGAACACTGCCGACCAGCAGGCGCGGAAGGGCGATGCCATGCGCGAAGTTCTCGAGCATCACTTCATCGAAACGCTATCCCTGCCGAAGGACGCTGTGGCGTGGCTCCTTGGGCTTTGGGATGCGATCCAGTTCATGGACGATGTTGCGGATGAGGACGAGATCTCGCGCGATCAGTTCGACAACGCGCTCTATCAGATGCTGGTGGCGATGCCTGGCAATCCGTTCTTCATGTCGCGGGCCAACGCGCTTCTGCCTGTGATGATGACGGCGATGCTCAAGTGGCAGACCTCGGACATGCTCGAGACTGTGGGCGAGGTTGACGCGCGGACCTATATGTGGCGGGCCGGGTATTACGATGTGGTGCTGCTCGTCGTGCAGCTTTGCCACGGCTATGACGCGGCGCTCGATCTCGGGCCTTTCGTCCTGAAGCTCTACGGCGAGAAGCTCGAGGACTATCAACGGGAGTTCTGCGATGCCTAATCCGACAATAGCGCTCGTTGGCTCAAGCGTCGGCGGTGCGGTCATTCAGGCCAGCGCGGCGAAAAAGGCTGCCGGCGCGCAGGTGCAAGCCGCCGAAATGGGTATTGAGGAGCAGCGCCGGCAGTTCGATGCGGTGACTGCGCTTCTCCAGCCCTACGTCCAGACGGGCACGGACGCTTTGTCGCAGCAGGCGGCATTGATCGGTGTCGGCGGCCCAGAGGTGCAGCGGGCGGCTATTGCAGCGCTCGAGGCGGGGCCTGAGTTCGCTGCTCTGACCCGTCAGGGCGAAGAGGCGATCTTGCAGGGCGCGGCGGCGACGGGCGGCCTGCGTGGTGGAAACGTGCAGGCGGCCTTGGCGCAGTTCCGGCCGCAGGTTCTGTCGAGCCTGATCGGGCAGCAGTATGAGCGCCTCGGCGGCCTGACGAGTGTCGGCCAGGCATCGGCAGCGCGTCAGGCAGCGGCGGCGCAGAGCCTCGGGACGAATGTATCGAACCTGATGCAGCAGATCGGCGCAGCGCAGGCTGGTGCCGCGCGTGCCTCTGGGCAGGCGTTTGGGAACCTCTTCGGTGACGTGGGCACGATGATCGGTCGCGGGATGGCGTATCAAGGCTACACGCCGCAGGGCGCGTCTGCGCCGCTCACGTTTGGGCAGGGCATGTTCTATGGCGGGGGCATGTGATGGTCTCTCCGATCGACTACACGCTCGACGTTCTCTCGCCGATCCAAGGCGCTCTCAGAGGCTACCAGCTCGGCCGTGAGGACATCAGCCAGCGCCAAGTGATGCAGGAGCGCGAGCAACTAATGGGCCAGCGTGCGGCTCAGGAACAGCGTGCGGCGCAGGAGTTCGCGGCGCGTCAGGCGGCGGCGGCTCAGGCGCGTGCGGCTGCGGAGCGTGGTCAGGCGGTGCTGCTGGATCTGCACGATCGTCTTGCGGCGGGGACGGCTACCTCTGCGGATGTGCGGCGTGCGGTGATTGAGAACCCGGCGATTGCCCAGGGCATTGAGGCGCTTTCTCAGAGCTTCAGCGCCGAACGCTTGGCGGCAGATCTCAGCTTCGGCCAGAAACTTTCTTTCGCGCTGGCGAAGGGCAACGTGCCGGTGGCGCAGCGGCTGCTCGAGGAGCGCCGTGATGCCGCGATGGCTGCGGGCGATCAGGCGTCTGCGGATGCGTATGAGGCGAACCTGCTTCTGTTGCAGCAAGATCCGGCTTCGGTTCTGACCGGCACGCTTACGCCACTCGCGGCCACGATGGACCCAAACGATTTCGAGAAGTTCTACGGGATGCTCGGCCTTGGCGGAACTGAGCAGCGCGTTCAATCCTCAATCATGGTCGGCCCAACGATCAGCGTTCAGACGATGACAGATGGATCGACCCGCGTCGTCGATACGACTACGAATCAGCCGCTGACGGGAGAAATTGCGCGGCAGGCGATTGAGGCGGCGCAGGTTGCTATCGCGGAGCAGCGGGGAGCAGTTGAGGAAGCCGCTGGCGCTGGCAGGCTAGGGGCTCGCGCTGCACTTGGAGCTGCTGCGACCGGCGCAGAGGAGGCTGGAAGAACTGCCATCGAGATCGGCCGAGAGGCTTTCGGTCGCGTGAACGCGATCCGAGAGCAGGCGGGCCGCCTTGATCAGGTCGTGCGTTTGATTGATGAAGGCGCGACGACGGGCGTCATCGCGGAAAGACTGCCTGATTGGAACGCATCGACGATCGAGCTTCGCAACTTGCAGAGAGAACTCGGCCTTGATGTTGTCGGGTCTGTAACCTTCGGCGCCTTGAGTGAAAGCGAACTTGCCCTTGCCTTGCAGACAGGCCTTCCGACGCAACTGTCTGGCCCTGATCTTAAAAACTGGGCAATTCGCAAAAAGGCAGCGCAAGAAAAACTCGCAGATTATCTTGAGCGTCAGGCGATATTCCTGTCCACGCCTGGCAACACGCTGGACATGTGGCTGCGTCAGGTTCAAAGCGAGCGCCAAGCAGCGCCGTCGCCTACTGACGGCGTGACGAGGGATCAATTCATGTCAGATCCTCGCGTGATGGCGTTGCCAGAGGCCGCGCAAGAAATCGCATGGCAGAGATACCAAGAACTCACGGGCGGTGGAAGGTAATGGCTGACCTTGATCCGATTGCGCTCGCTGCGGCCATTGCCGAAGCAGAAAGTGCGCCACAACAAGCGCCCGCTCCTGAGCGCGGTTTTTTGGCTGGCATCGTCGAGAGCGTAACCGGGGCTGAGCGCACCACGCCAGAGATCGAGGGCATGAAGGGCTGGCAGCGTTTGCCGGAACTTAACCGCATCACGCCCGAGATGTTGGCGGTGACGTTTGGCGGGGCGCTGGCGCAGACCGACGAGCTTGCCCAGATCATTCAGCAGCAATTCCCTGGCGTGAAGATGCGCCGCGACGACAAGGGCAACTACATCTTCCGCTCTGCGATTGACGGCCAGGAATACGCGATCAAGCCGGGCGTTGATCTTGGGGACATCCCGCGCGCGCTTTATGGCATCATGGCGTTCACGCCGGCCGGTCGGGCAAAAACGCTGATGGGTGGCGCCATTGGCGCTGCCGGGACAGAGGCGGCTATCCAAACAGGCGAAGCGGCTGCTGGTGGCGAGTTCGACGTTCAGCAAATCCCTCTGGCGGGCGCCACAGAGGCTGGTGGCAGGCTTCTCTTCGGGGGGCTATCACGAGCCATGAGAGGCCCGGAAGCCCCTCCTGCGCCAGCTCCTAGCGTGCCTGCTGCCGCCGCGCCAGCGATGCCTCCTGCGGCTGGTGCTGCTATGCCTCTTGCCGTGCCGCCTGCTGCGGGGCCGAGGATCGGCATGGGACCAACCGGGCGTCCGACGCTGGGCGCGGCGGCTATGACGGCGGAAGAGGCCGCAGAGGATGAGTTCCGCAAGATGATGCGGAGGGCGGCTCTTGGCGGCGCCGGATCGCAGGCGGCTAGAGAGAGCCTCGCCAAGATGGCGGTCGGCAACCCCGAGGTGCGTGCCGCCGCAGAGCGTCTCGGCATCGACATGCCGCCGGATGTCTGGTCCGACCACACGCAGCTTCGCTCTGCTATCGGCCTAGCTCGATCCCAGATCGGCTCTGCCGCTCGTCGTGATTGGGAGGAAAGCCTGACGGGCGCTGTTCGCCGGGCGGATGATGCGCTTGAGGCGATCGATGCGTCTCCCGATCTGTCGCTGATCTCGGACAACATCCTTCGCAACATTGAGAAGACGCGGGCCGACCTCAAGAGGGAGGCGTCTGGCCTCTATCGCCAGGTCGATGCGGCTGTGCGCCCTGGGCTGCTGGTCGATCCGACCAACAGCGTGCGGCTACTGAACGCCCGCATCTCTGAACTCGGCGGGGCAGGCGCGCTGCGCGGCAAGGAAAAGGAACTGTTTGATGTCGTGACCGACCCGGACACGCCGATGACCTATGCGCGTCTGGTCACGCTGAAGCAGGATGTCGGGCGTGCCCTTGAGGGGCGTGGCGGACCTTACACGGATGTCAACGAGGCCGTCCTCAAGCGCGTCTACGGCGCCCTGGCAGAGGATCAGCTTGCGGTCGCTGGATCTGTCGGTGGCGACGAGCTGCGCCAGATCCTGCGCCTTGCGAACCAGACGACGGCGAAGCAGAAGGCCCTCGAGAAGAGGATCGTCAACGCCTTCGGCAAAGACCTCGACGGCAGCATCGCGACCGCCCTGCGCGTGGCAATCATGGGCGGCCGCAGCGGGGACATTTCGGGTCTGAACCGCGTCCTCAAGACGGTGCCGAAGGAGTTGCAGCGCGAAACAGTGGCCTCTGCGATTTCGGCGCTATCTCGTTCTCGACGCGCATTGTCGGGCGGTCTGGGCGAGGAGGCCCTCGTTGCTCCGTTCAGCTTCGCCGAATACACGAAGCTCTATCGAGACCTGCGCCAGAACTCGCTCGTTTACAAGAAGATCGCGGACGTTATCGGGCCGGACGGGCAGAAGGTGATGCGCGATCTCTACGAGATTTCGCGCTACGTCAACGATGCATCTGAGCGGATCATCCGCACCGGCGCGGCCAATCAGGCGCTCCTTGCCGAGCTGAACGCCCAAGGGCCTATTGCCGCCGTGATGAACACCACGCTCGGTCGCCGGGCCACTGAGGCCGCAACTGGCGCCGCTGGTGCTGCCATTGGATCGCCGATGATCGGGGCTGCTGGCGGCGCCCTGGTCGGCGCCCTGGCAGAGGTAGGTCGGAAGGATAACGTCAGGGCGATGGGCGACATGTTTGCGTCTGATGCGTTCAAGGATCTGGTGGCTCAGGCGGCTGCTGGGAACGTCACTGATCGCGCTCGCCGGCGCGTTCTCGCTGATCCTGTCTTCCGCAGGTGGGCAAAGATCAACAACGTCGAGAACCCGTCCGAATGGCTTAGTGGCGCGCTTCAGGGCGTGCGTCGGATCACGACGGAAGAAGAGCAATGATCTACCACCGCGCCATAATCTGTGCTACAAACACAGGCGAAAGGGATGCCAAATGCCGCTGACGCAGCTCGCCCCGCCCTATCCGATCTTCACCGACAAGAACGGTGATCCGCTCGACGCGGGCTATCTGTATTTCGGCGTGGTGAAC